GTATTTATTTTTTTCTAATGGAAAACGAAATATATCAGGAGAAAATTTATTATTATTTAATCGTGATACAGTTATTTTTATTTTTTTTATATTCAAAAATTTCATACTATTAAAAGAAGATCTAATTTTACATTTTATAATGATAATATTATTATTCCTCGTAATTTAGATTTATTAACTGGTTTAAATTTTTCAAATTATGATATTGGTACTGAATTTGAAATTTTTATAGAATATGGTAATACTAAAAAAAAAATTAATTATATTATTTTAAATGAACAAAATAAAAATGATATTTTTTTACCAATTAATAATATTGATTTTTTTCCTTATTTTTTAGTTGATGAAAATATTAAATTAAGTATTTATTCTAATAAAACTTTGAATAAAAGAATAAATTTAGTTTATTTAAAAATTCATAGAGATATTATTTATAAATTTAAAAATTATGGAAGTTTTTTAATTAATATCCAAAATAATTCTTTTATTAATATTTATGATTATAATCTTGAAATAAAATATATTAAAAAAAATAAAGTACAACATAATCAATTTGTATTTTTTTATGATGTTAAAAAATATTATGGTTTAAAAATTTTGAAATTTTTTAAAAGAGTTATGTTAGCTAAATTTTTAAAACAATTTTTAGATGAGGAATATAATATTTATAAAGATATCACTAATATAATTTTAAAATATTGTTAAAATATATATTAATATGAGTGGTATTGAAACTACTGTTCTCATAACTTTTGCAACTGCTGCTGGAATGGCTGCTATGTATAGAGCTATTGCCGTAGCTTCTGTTTATCAATTAAATGATTTACGAGGAAAATATAAAAGAAGAGGTTTTAGAAAAAGAATGAAAAAAGGTATGAAAGAATGTAATTATAAATTATTTAAAGAAGCAATTTATGATATAAAAAATTATGATATGAGATTTGAAAAAAGTTATTTTAATGTTATGAAAAAAAAATATAATTTTCACGATGAACATGTTGATTCGAGAAAAGCATTTTATGAAAGATTTAATTTTGATAATAAATATAGAAATACATTGGAAGATATTTTAGATTATATTGATGAACAATATGATCATTTAATTATACCAACTGATTAATTTTCAAAGAATCTTTTGAAAAAGAAATATATTTTTTTATATAATTTCGGTTTTTTAATATGATGATCAAATAAATTAAATGTTATTTCTCGTCTATATCTTTTGATATTTTGTAAATCTAAATAATTATAACATTCTAAAGTATTTAAAAATCTTTTAAATTTATATATTGAATGAGTTAACCAATAATCCTTATTAAAATTATTATAATGATCACGAATATTAACTTTAAATGTAAATAATTCAAATATTTCTTTTTTTTCATCATTTATATAATATTTTATAAAATATATAAATTGTGTAATTGTTATTTTATCATATATTCTATATATTTGTTGATTTAATCCATAATCAACCGCAAAATCAGTATCCCAAATATGAATTTTATTATATAATTGATTAAAAATTTTTGTACATGTTTCATATTTATCTAAATCTTTTTTATAATCTAAAATTATATTTCCACAATCTTTTCCAAATTTATTATAAATTATTTTATTCATATTTATAAATATAAATTTTTAATATAAAATTGATTATAAATTTTATAATAAAAATTAATAATGAGTAATTCAACTGCATTTTGTTATATTATGCTTATGTGTCGAGAAGAAAAACCTGTAAAAACTAATGTTTATCATTTTAATTGGAGAGAATGTTTTTTATGGAAAAATATGAATTCAAATAGTTATTTTAGTTTTGGTAGATATGGTAATAATTAATCTTTTTTTTAAATTTCTTTTTAAATAAATTAAATTATATTTTTTAATTTATTTAATGTATTATTCGTTTAAATTTAGAATTATATTTGTTTAGTATATAAAAAAACAAAATGGGAGGCGGTCTTATGCAACTCGTAGCTTATGGAGCTCAAGATATCTATCTTACAGGAAACCCACAAATCACTTTTTTCAAAGTTGTCTATCGAAGACACACAAACTTCTCAATGGAAGCTATTGAACAAACTTTCAATGGTTCCGCAGATTTCGGAAAAAAAGTTTCCGTAACTGTTTCACGAAACGGTGACTTAATTACCAAATGTTACTTAAATGCTGAATTACCAGCACAACCAGATGCTAACAGTAATGCAGAAAACGCATATATCTCAGAAGTAGGTCACTACTTAATGAAATCATGTGAAGTAGAAATTGGAGGTCAAAGAATCGACAAACACTACGGTGCATGGTTAGCAATCTGGTCTTCATTATCTTGCCCAGCAGGTAAAGAAGATGAATATCAATCTAAAATGGTTGAAGGTGGAGCATCAGGTATCGCTGCACGATCATGTATTATTCCTTTACAATTTTGGTTTTGCCGTCATACTGGTCTTGCATTACCATTAATTGCTTTACAATACCACGAAGTTAAATTCGCAATTGAATTTGAATCATTATCAAACTTAGTAAAATCCACTGCTATTGCCGAAACAGGTTCAATGACTTCAGCATCAATGTATGTAGATTATATCTACTTAGATACCGAAGAACGACGAAGATTCGCACAAATCAGCCACGAATATTTAATTGAACAATTACAATTCACTGGTGATGAATCAGTATCAGGTGCATCAAGCCGAGTCAAATTAAACTTTAACCATCCAGTAAAAGAATTAGTCTGGGTATGTCAATCATCAGCACTAGATGCATCAAACTTCAGTGATGCAGCAGCAGGTGTCAACCCATGTGAATCAGCAAAATTACAATTAAACGGTCATGATCGTTTCAGTCAACGAGATGGTTCATACTTCAATGTAGTACAACCTTATCAACATCACTCAAACATCCCATCAACCGGAATTAACTGTTATTCTTTCGCATTAAAACCAGAAGAACAACAACCATCAGGTTCAGCAAACATGTCTCGAATTGATAACGCAACTTTACAACTAAACTGTTCAGCTAACTTTGTTGGTCTTACCAACCCAGTCGTAAAAGTATTCGCAAGCAACTATAATGTATTACGAATCATGTCAGGAATGGGAGGATTAGCTTATTCAAATTAAGTATATTATATTTTATTTTTTAAAATATATAGTAAATAAAACTTAAAATAATTAATAATATTAGTTATTTTAATTTAATAATATGTAGTATATTTTCCTTGTAATTCTCTCATCATATTTCTTTTATTACAAAAAATACAAATATGATGATAATCTAATTTATGATATTTACAATATAAATTATCACATGTAACACAAATTCTAGAACATTCAAAACAATAATATTTTCTGGTATCCATTTCACATAATTGACATTCATAAAAATTATATTTAGTATAAAAATCATAAAAATCACAATTATCACATTTTTTATATTTTATATTAGATGGAATAAAATCATTAATTAAATTTTTAATATCCGTGGGAATATAAATTGATTTAGTCATATATAACTAAATATTAAAAAAAATTTAAAACTGGTATAATGTTTTTTTATAAACAAATCGACAAAAATCTTCAAATTTTAATGAAGTTTCTACTCTATTTGTTAGCATATTATATAATTTTGTTAAATCATAATGATTTTCTTCAACAAAGTTTTCATAATATGGTTTAGTCATTCGCGTATAAGCTTCGTATTGATGTCTATCCATTTTATTCAAATATTTATTATAAAATTATAATAATCAATTTTAATTTAATTTTGTTTTTTTTTTCTAGGAACAGTTTTTCTAATAGCTGGTGTTTCAGTTACTTTTCTATATTTATTATTATAAAGATAATCATTTATTTCTTCAAAATTTAAATGATTTTCTTCACAATATAATTTTAATCTATTTTGAACATATGATTTTGTTAATCCTTCTTTTGTTTTTTTAACATAATTTTTTAATTTTGCACCATTTGGTAATTTTAATGTTTCTACTTTTTTAACAATCATTTTTTGATGAACTTTACCATATAATTCTTTTTTTCTTGTTTCTAATCTTTTTAAAGCTGATTTAAAATCTGCAATTTTTTTTTCTAAGCTTAAATACTCTTTTAAATTTTGGATAAATTCAGGATCTTGTTGTAATGTCATAATTAAAATATATATATTGTATAAATTTTAATTGTTAATTAATTTATCAAACAAATATTTTACCAAATAATGATGAATCTCTTGTCTTCTGATCTTTTTCTTCTTGTTCTTCTGCTTTTTCTAATTGAGATTCAACTGATTTACCAAAGCTACCTTTTTTATCTGATTCTTCTTCTTCTTCTTCTTCAGCTTTTTTTGCAGCTTTTTTTGCAGCTTTCATAGCTTGTTTTTGTTTTCTTGTGTATTTATCTAAACCTAATTTATATCTTAAATCCCACCATCTTTCAGCATGTCTAATTAATTTATAAATTGCATAAATAATAATTGTACCCATAAATGATATTTTTTCATCATAACCACCTGCTCCTTGCCAAATTAATACATAAACTAAAAACCATTGTAAAAATTTATATTTATTGACAAGCTTTATAAAAGTTTGAGGTGGTGGTGGCATACCACCATAAGCACCGATACCAGTACCTAATAAACCAATAACAATACCAAAATTTTGTTTATTAAAAATTTTTTTCAAATCCATATTTTGATTATATAATAAGATAATAAATTAAATTTAAAAATCATCATCAACACTAAAATTAATTTTTTTTTCTGTTTTTTTTAATGAATTCATTACGCCAGATTTTTGATATTCACTTACTCTTTTTTCAAAAAAATTAGTTTTACCAGTTAAATTAATCATATCCATCCATTCAAAAGGATTTTCAACATTATATAATTTAGTATGACCTAATTCATATAATAGATGATCAGCAATAAATTCGATATAAGTAGCCATCATTTTAGAATTCATACCAATTAATTTACAAGGTAATGCATCACAAATAAAATTTTTTTCAATTTTCACAGCTTCTATTACAATTTTATGAACTTGTTCATTAGTTAATTTATTAACTGCTTGTCTATATAATAAACATGCGAAATCAGTATGTAATCCTTCATCACGACTAATTAATTCATTAGAATAAGTTAAACCAGGCATTAACCCTCTTTTTTTTAACCAATATATAGCACAAAAAGAACCACTAAAATGAATACCTTCAACACATGCAAAAGCAACTAATCTTTGTACAAAAGGAGCATCTTTATTCATCCATTTAACAGCCCAATTAGCTTTTTGTTGAATACAAGGGATATTATTCATAGCATTAAAAAGATTATTTTTTTCATCTTCATCTTTAATATAAGTATCAATTAATAAACTATATGTTTCAGAATGTATGTTTTCCATAGCAGCTTGAAAACCATAAAAACATCTTGCTTCAGGTAGTTTTACTTCACAAATAAAATTATCAGCTAAATTTTCTAAAACGATTCCATCACTTGCAGCAAAAAATGCAAGAACATATTTAATAAAATGTTTTTCATCTTGTTTTAATGTTTTCCAATCATTTAGATCTTGAGATAAATCAATTTCAGTAGCTACCCAAAAACAAGCTAAATGTTTTTTATACATTTTCCAAATTTCATTATTTTGTAAAGGAAATAAAACAAATCGATTTTGATTTTCAGTTAAAATTGGTTCTGGAATTTTATCGGAAGACATCATAAGATTTTGTATAATGTTAAAAATTATTTTAAATTTTAATAATTTTTTTAAATTTTATTAAAATTATAATTAATGAAATTATATCTTATTCTAAAATATAATTATAAGATTCCATATTATCAAAAGCTGATATATTTGAATTAGGATCTATTTTACCACCATTCATACTACTTTCATTTTCAGAAACCCACATATCTGGTTTAAATGATTTATAATCTAAACTAGAATATCTTTTTTTATTATTTTCATCAATTTTGTTATTTAAATTATTATCTAATGAATTAATAGCTTGTTGTTTAAATGGATGTTGAATTACAAATTCTGAAGAGTTTTCATATTTTTTTTCTTGAATATTTTGTTTATTATTTTCGTTTTGTTTTTGTTTATCATTAACTTCATTTGATTTATCAAATAAACTATTATCAAACATATTACGGGCACCATTAACATATTTAAGTAAATCTTTTTTTAATAAAGAAAAATCATTTTCAATATCAACTCCTTCTTTATCTTCAACTTTTTCCATTTCAAATTTATTATATGATTGTTTATCACCATCAATAATTTTTTCAGCTTTATTTTCAGATTTGACTTGACTAAAATTTAATCTATTTTTAAATAATTCCATTAATTCTTTATTATCTTCTTCCATTTCATTATATCTTTTTATTAAGACATGTAAAAATATAATTATAGCTAAAGAAGAACCTAATCCAACTATATTCATAATAATATTATATAGTATATAAATATAAATTATTTTTTAATTAATTTTATAATAATTTCTAACATAAGTTAAAATTTCATACATAATAGTACAATCTATTTCATTATATTTTATTAAATTCCAATATTCATCTATATTATTATTATTATAATATTTCAATGCTGATATTATAGATTTATCTCCACTATCACATTCTAATTTATAATTTAATTTAATCATACCATGTTCATACATAGATTTAACATAATTTTTTAAACCAAATCCATAAATATTATTTTTAATTAAAATACAATTTTTTTTAAAAATTTCTAATAAATCAATAAAATCAATAAAATAATCTAAATTATTTTTTTTATTAAATTTTCTTAAAAAATTATGTTCTGCTTTAGACCAACAATAAACAT